ATGATCAATTGGGCTAAAATATCTCGTTGCTCGCACCACTGCGTCCACTCCTTATGGTATAATAAATTTTGTAAAAGTTTGGGGGATAAGCGTGCCGTAATGGTGCGCCTTTTTATTTGCTTTCATGAGGCCGAATAAGCTCCCATGGATCAATCCCCGCTCCATATGCGATTTTATCTAAGGTGTTGAGAGAAACACTGCCCCTTCCAGAGACGGCGTATTCGAGCGTATTAAGGGGTATCCCAATGTCTTTAGCATATTTGGCTTGTGTCATATTCAGATCATAAATATTTTGTCTGAGATTTTCTGCTAGTGCTCGTTTACTATCCAAACTGTTCACTTCCTTTTCAAGTTAGCCCACATCCACATTGCAGCACCTGAGATTAGCAGCATGACGGCAATCATCATTTCTGCTTATTTACCCAATGAAGGAATGCCAGCAGAATTGCCGCAAGGACATCACATATGATGATCAAATTCATGTTCAACGCTGATGGAGACATATTCCATATGTTGTTTATCATCTGTTTCATTTCTCCGCCTCCAATTTCACGATTTCTCCGGTTTCCTCAACGCGCCAAACACCTAGCACCCATGCAAGAGCGAAGGTGTCCTCATGTTCAAACGTCATCCATGGAGATAAAGAAACTAATGCGGCGTAGCTCATCGCTCCGGATAGAGAGAATTTTTTGTGTTTGAGTTTTACAATCACATCGCCTACCGCTTCCGGAATCACCGGCAGATCATCTGGCAAAGCAGCGTCATAACGTTTTTTGTAGTCATCAAATGTTTCCCTAGGCCAACCATTGAAGAACACCTGATAGCTAGCGAGACGGTTCCAAACCGCATCGAACACGTCCTGCTTCGTCTCATTGCTCATAGCACGCACCTCCAGCCGGTAGTTTCGAACATTGCATAGGAATCGTCAGGGTTCTTCTTTTTCAAGTAATTGAGTTGAAGAACTGCTCGATCACGGTTGAAGTAGATAGGCGATACACGGTGTGCATTCCCAAAATCAGACACCTTGGCAACGAAGTAACAAGCTCTCCCGCCACTTTTTAGGTTCACTTCTTGTTTATTCATCGTTCTTCTCCTTCTTGATCTTCACGAACCCCGCATTTTTCAGAATGCGAATACGATCGGCGTCAGTGATGTGTTCGATGTGGTCAAATTCTCCGTGACTAAGGCCAACTTCCCATTGGGTATCACTTTTGTTTACCTTGAATATGGTTTCGATGAAATTAGGGTTTATCCAAGCGCCGTTTTCAAGCTCAACGAATGCCATCGTCAGTCACCTCAGCAATCGTCATTGGCGGCACTGTTTCCCAGTCTGAAAAGTCATATGCAGCGTCTAAAAACGTATCTGCTTTTTCATAACTGTCAAATGTTGCGATCACCTCATGCGTGAACATGTTCTGGCACTCATACTTCACGTTTTTATTCATCATCGTCAGTTACCTCCAATAATTTCCATCCTTTACACGTTTTGTGCTGTCTCGCGTGATGCAAAGCGTCACTGATAAACCCAGTTGACGTTCCAATTACTGATGCAGCGTGCCTCATAGAATTGAAAGTGACCTTACTTCCGCTTGGGCTTATCCCATAAAACGGCTTTCGCAATTTAGCAGCTGTACGTTCAATTCCATCTCCGTAGTGTCTGTTGTATAGCGGCGTGCAATATTCCAAATTTTCAACGTGATTGTTTTTTCGGTTCATATCTTTGTGATTGACCCATAAATCAGACGGTCCAAAAAACGCCGATGCAACTAATTGGTTCACCCGGTATGCTTTGCGCTTGCCTTGCTTAGACAAAGCAACATACAAATATCCGCAGTTATTCTCATGTTGCTTCATCATTTTGCCCGCACGTCTCTCGGCACAAATTGATCCAGCTGCTGATTTCTGAATGATTGTTCGTGGCATAGATCTAACTCGTCCTTTGCTCGACACCTCATACCAGCCTTCAAATCCAACTACTGGTCTCCATTTCTCAGTCATCGCTATCACACCAGATTTTTTCGCAGTCTTGCAAGCCGTAATGTTCGATCTCTGCTTCGGTGAACTTGCCACGAAGTTTTTTATCCGCTGGGCAAATCGTCAGTAAATCTGTATCGCCGGACTTGTAATACCAAACCTCTTTGGTATGTGGCACCTTGACGTTGTACTTCTTCTCATTTGCCACAGTGTAGCCGTTGATGAGGGCACACATTAGGCGGAGTTCATCATAAGACGTGCCGTTAGCTCCAGGATCAGGATGAGCGTGCATGCTGATATAATTTGCCGGATAGCTGGCCGTCTTAGCCTTATCTAGCATTTTGGCTTCCGCCTTGCTGACCACCTCTGGATTCGGCTTCTCGATCAGCTCGACAACGTGGCCACCATAATCATTAACAAAAGCCTTAGCATTATCTTCGCTGACCATAACCGGACAATACGATTCGGACAATGGCAGAAATTCTGCATATTCACAGTCAAAGTATTTGCCTTCATCGTTCTTTACCGCGTACAGTTTTTCTTCGCTCATTTTTCGTCCTCCTGTTTGACTGGCACCAGTTTGTAGTCCACATCTTCGTACATGACGCCTACAACCTTGCCAGTGTCTTTGCTGATGTAGATGTCATCGAACGTGTCGTCTCCTGTTTTCATTGCTCGGTATCCTTTCCCGCTGCTAATTTCTGAATGGCTTCGTTGTATCTTGCGGGTATCTCTGTTGATTCAATGTGACTTTGTTCAGGTTCTAGCCATTGTCGAATATCAAATTCTTGTTCAACGTCTTTGCTGTGCGGCATCACATTTACTGTGCTGAAATGCAAATAGTCGTCTTCATCGTTCTGGATGAAATATACTTGTCTAGCAGCACGTGTCAGACTGTCACCATGAACAATTGTTGCGTTCATGCCGCGAATGGCACAATTGAATATTAGAAACGGCAACGTGCTATCGCCAAGCTCTTCCAGATGGTAAAAATACATGCTTGGCCGATAATTCCACGGCTTGTGCTTCAAACGGTCTTGTTGCCATCGCTGAATCATCATTGAGCCAGTCCCAGCAGCAACCTCGTAATACTCACTACTGTCGTTCGATCCAACGAGCATGTTAACGAGCTTGCTGATACTTTCCGGAGTGAAATCTTGTTTCTTGTCTTTGCGATCAGCTTGAACACTCATGAAATATTCTGAAAACCAGTCATGTGATACGTCTGTGCTAACGTCTAGAAATTGCTTAAAAAGCTCGTTACGCTTTTGCTGATCCATGACAATCTTCATCAATGCTGCTGGTGCCTGCTGTGCCTCACGAACACCTAACAGTTTGTGAACGACATCTGCTGTGAATTTGTTTGTCATTTTCTCGCATCCTCAATTTGAACGATTGCTTGAAATATCATAATATTTCCATTCTATCGGCAATTGCTTTAATAACTGGTACCGTTACACTATTACCTGCCTGCTTGTATAATTGGCTGTCACTTAATCCAGCTTGCTTAGCACGTTCAAACGCCCAATCTGGGAAACCTTGCAATCGCCAGCATTCTAAAGGTGTCAACTTTCTAATTTTCAAATTATCCGTTAACGTAGCTTGCTCCATGCTAGTCGTTAAGGTATTCGCAACACCATGACCAACCCGCCCTCGTCTGGTCTTACTATTCGGCTGAGAAAAGTTAATGCTGTCGCCCAATTTAGCAACGTCGTAACCCTTCTTAGTTGCTTCATGAACTAAAATCTTTGGCTCTTGACCACCACCTTGCATCGTACTTAGTGTCGGCGAAATACCACTAGAATCATAAACGCGTCCCGGTTGTGGATTACCACCAAAGCATTCTGTATTCATAAGGTTGGCCACCTGTTTTACTTTCGGCGGTTCACTTTCAGCAACATACGATCCTGATCCTTGCGCTTCCCCGTAACGGGTGGTAAGGGTATTTGTTGCGTCTGCCCGGCGATTAGCCTCTCGGTCGCCTTGGACGATAGGAAATACTTTTCTGGTACGTCGTCCTCTAAGATGTCCGACAATGAAGATACGCTCCCGATGCTGAGGGACGACTTCGGCCGAGTCGATAACGTCCCACTCGACATCGTACCCGATTTCGTCCAATTCAATTTGAAGTTTGAGAAAGTCAAACCCTCGGTTAATACTAAGTAAGTTTTTAACGTTCTCAATGAGTAAGTAGCTGGGTCTATCTCCTTCTTTGAGGTCTCTAATAAGCCCTGTAACTGTAAAAAACAAAGAACTACGCTTTCCGGCAGTGAATCCTTTTTGCTTACCGGCGACTGAGATGTCTTGGCATGGAAAGCCGAAGCACCAGCAGTCTGATCTGGGTAACTCACTAGCTCTAACTGTTCGTATATCACTTGCATTCCAAATCCCTTCCACATCATAAATAGCCTGATAGCTTTGCCTAGCAAACTTGTCCCATTCAATCCAGCCAACGCATGTATGACCAGCTTGCTCCATGCCAAGATGAAAGCCACCAATGCCAGCAAACATATCAATAAATTTCATTTACCCACATCCTTTTTATTTGCTTCCTCATGCGCGGATAATCTGGGTACTCACACAAACCAACCACTTCAATTCCAGCCATTTGTTCAGCCAATGCGATGCCACCAATTCCTGCAAATAACTCTAGTGATCTCATTAATTGGCCCCCTTCAATCGATTTCTTCTGCTTCAATCTCAACACGGGGTTGATCGCTGTACCATTTGCCAACATGGATTTCGACTATTTGGTTGTCGTCTTCCCATAAAATACCAGTCAGCGCATCAGACACCGCTTTGTAATAGTTGTCTGTATCCGGCTTAACAGTTGGTCTAATGATGCCGTCCTGTTTTTTCCGCCTAGTAAGCTTGCTACCGGCTTTTTGAATACTCCTGTATACTTTTACGTTTATCCTGATAGAACCCGTCAGAGGCTCAATATGGAGCTCCTGACGTGCAATCTGCTTGATGTATTCTTTGTAGCCACGTGATTTGGGAGGATCATACGTGCTTATATACTTTCCTCGCCGAGAAAACCTAGGCCGCCCTTGAGCAACCGGTTCACCGGGTATTGTTAGCCTTATCACGCTGGTTTCACGTCCTTCAGATAGTATTGACGTTGCTTTCCATCAACCATCTCAACCGTTGTGATTAGTTCTTTAGGTGCCTTGGCGTCAAAAGAAACAGGCTTGTTAATGTCTTGATTTGCTTTTCTGACGTTGTATCGCTCGATCCTGATGATTCGTGCCACACCCCCAAGATCACGCACGCCCATGAATACACGATCAGGCACCACCACCAGATCACCGACCATCATTTTTGGTTTAATTGCTTGCATTTGAGAATTCCTCCTGTAGTTTCTTGTATTCGTCTTCGCTAAATGGCTAACGACTCGCAATCTCTTCATGGCCGTTGTTACGGCTTGGCAACTTTATCTCAAACTCGCTTGCAACTCGCTTCACGAACGTTGTTGACTTACCAATCCGTTTTGCAACGTCAATCAGCGTGTCACATTGTGAGGCTGCTTCTGCAATCCAACGTGCGTATTTGGCACGGGCTTCTTTTCGCTTTTTTGAAATCTTTTTAAGGCCGTTGTTGACTGAA